TAAATGGTAATTTATTTATTGTATAAGGTGAATTAGCATCTTCTAAAGTAAACATATCCCAGTTTACTGAATCAAAATCTGTATCTATATTTGTTGAACCTGCTTTACTTAAATACCATCTTTGTCCTGCAACTGTTGGTACAATTGTATTTCCATAGTATGGGTCATCAGGAACATCAGCACTAAGCCAAGACCAATCATCAACAGAATCTACTATATCAAAGTAACTTCTATTAACTACATTAGCTACTTGCTTTTGTATACCTACTCCAGTAGCTACTGTTGAAACTTCTGGTTCATTTAATTCTACTAATAATTCGTTTACGAATGCTTTATATGTTTTTGCCATTTAACAGTTCCATGCCCTTAATGATTTGTTAATTCTTGAGTTAGGGTCTCTAGCAGTTTTCTTGGAAGTCAATTTCTTTTTCATCCCTTTCATTCTTGCACAAAAGCTTTTTCTTCTTTTGTTTCCCTTAACTTTACTTGGTGCTTTAAGATTTCTTTTCTTACCTTTTTTAGTTTTACCTTTATTGTAAGATGCTCTACCTTTAGCATTTAAACCACCTTCAGGATTCTTGCCTTCTTTCCTAGTCCATGCAGGAGATGACATTAATCCCATAAATTCCTTATATAATTACTGCAACTAATAAAATAATAACAGCAATTGCTATTTCTTTTTTATGTTCTTTTATAATGTGGGGTATATGTTCTTTTAATTTCATTGTATTATATCCTTTAAATTAATGAAAGGGGGATTGCTCCCCCTAACATAAATGATTATTAAGTTATATTAACAATTCCTACACCAATTGATTGAGGTGCAATAACTTTTCTACCATACACATGAAGACCTCTAACTTGGTCTGCAAATGTAGTTGGGCTTCTGAACGATTCAACTGTGTTCATTGCACTAGCACATGAAGTACTTCTCATATGACCGAACATTGTAACACCTTGACCTGGTGCATTTCCACCAACATTTTTTCTAACATTGTTAGATTTGTACATAGCAAATCCTCTTATTAAACCAGACGCAACAAGTCCATTTCTTAATGAACCTTTACCTGCATTATAATCAACTGATAACAACTTAGAAGCTGTTTCTGATAGTGAATTATAAAAAGCAGGAGCTGCTACAAACCATCTGTTTTCTTCAGGGTTTGCTGCTTCATCAAGTGCTTGAGCTGCTCTAGCCATAAAGTCTAAAGGGTCAGTTCCTGCACCATGATTAATAGCAATAGCTGCTGCTACTGTACCAAACTTAGCTGCAACAGTACCACCTAAGATGTTTCCACCTATAGAAGTTAATGCTCCACCACCAGCTAAAGTAGCTGCTGAGTACATATCTGTTGAACCTGCACCAGGTAAAGCTGCAGGTAAAGAACCCATAACTTCTTGGTCCATATTATCCTTTAACTTATAGGCTGCATTGTTTGATGCAACTTCAGGGAAGTTGATGTGACCAAATCTTTTCTCTAGAGAATCAACTTGGAAGCTAAAGTAATTAGCTCTGTCAATTGTTAATACTAACTCAGCATCAGTTAAAGCTACTGCTGGTGTTGCTAAACCTCTAGTATAAGTCGCTACTGCAACTTGAGGTTCTTTAACGATATTAACTGTATCACCATATGATTTAATTTCGCCCATGTAATCTGTATTACAGATTGCTTCGACTGTTGATGCTTTTCTTAAAGCGATTTGTACTTTCTTACTGTAGATTTCAGGAACCCAAAATTGGTTCGCCTGTGAGCCTCCAGCAACAAAGTTGAGGGTACTTGCCCCTTGAAAGTGTGCCATAATTATTATTTCCTTATTTGTTTACTTGTTGATAAAAATGAAAATAAATTTATTCGTCTTGAACAAATCTACCTTCTCTTTGAGCAATAGCAATATCTTTTTCATATCGCATAAACTCGTCATCAGACATTTTTCTAATATCCGATGATTTGAAAGTAGGCTTTCTATCAGAAGGTTGTCCAACTTGTTCTCTAGTTTTAACTAGCAAATCAGCACCTTCAGAAGATTGACTTCTTTCGGTAGTAGTTTTTTTATCTAATCCAAGTCCTCGGTCTTTCTTATACAAATCAACTGCTCTTGCTGCGAGTTTACCATTGTTGTTGTTCTCATAAATCCAAGACTTAATTTCCATTGGTTGTTCATCTGCCCAGTTATGAAAGTCATCCGATTCTTTAATATCATTAAAGTCTGGATGGTATTTCGATAACTCTAATTGAGCTTCACGAGCTGCCAAAGTATCATTCTTTTTCTTAAGAGCTTCAACTTCTTCTTGTAAACTTGTCATCTCATTCTTAGATTGCAAGTGTGATACAGTTTCCACAACTCCATATATGTCAGGGTATTCCTCTTTGAAGATTTTTAGTTCTTCTTCAGATTTCGGTGGTGAATACTTTGGTCGGTTCTCTTTAAGCTGTGCTTTAAGGTCTCCTTCTTTAGTAGTCCAATCACCTAACTTCCTATCATAATATCGTTTTAGGTCGTCATATCTTTTTTTGTAGTCAACTTTTGTATAAGCTTTAGAGTCAGCAACATTAAGTGCTGATTCTTGTAAAGACTTATCCGAAGTAGCCGAATCTAAAGTTGAGTTAGTATCAGGGTTGACATTGCTGTCAGTAGCTTCTCTAACATAACCATTAGGGTCGGTGTTGGCATCAGCAGTCCTATCATCTGCAGAAACAAAAGCTTTAGGCATTACATCTTCTGTATGCCATGCTTTATTTCTACCATAAGGATTTGCTTTGACTTCCTTAGTTTGTCCTTCGTCTTCGTTCATGTTTCCTCCTTTAGGGCTTCTTAACTGTGAAGGTAGCTAAAAATTGGTTACTTGTTTGAAAACAAAGCTACAAGGGCTTATATAAATATAAGGTAGCTTGTTTATTCTCAGAGTACCACTCTAAAAATTCTGTTATGCCAATAAAGAATCTTCTTCTTCTTGACCATTTAGCCCAGCATCATAATCTGCTTCTGCTTGTGCCATCATATCTCTTAATGTATCAACACCTAAATTCTTAACTGCTTTAGCTGTGAAGATAAATTCTCCATCTGATAACAGGGCTGGAATTGAATCTGAAGTTCCATCACCTGGTCCTTCTACTAATTCATCCTCTGTAAATTCTGTTGCAACTATCTTTGGAATAATTGCTTCTAGCTCTGGATGCATTTCCATTGCTTCATCTAATACTGTTTCTTCTTCTTCTGATAATGCTGATGTATCTAAAATACCATCTACATCCATATCATCTTCCATCATGTCATCTTCTGCCATCATCTCTGTGTCAGTTTCTGCCATCATGTCATCTTCCATACCAATAGGAGCAAGTAAAGATTCATCTTCAACCATATCACCTTCGGCATAAGCTTGATAATCTTTTCTATCAACAGTACCACCAAGACTTAAAGCTAATGGTGTTTCTTCTGCTATTTGGTTTTCATCCATATAACCACCTGCTGCTGCTTTAACTCTCACTTTAGTTTCTAAACTTTTAATCTCGTTATTTAATTTTGCTTTCAATGAAGTATTATTTGTTGCATCTTTTTGTTTTTCTAATCTATTAATTTTATCAACAATCATTTTACTCATTGTCTCACCTGGAATATCTCCTTCGGCTGGACCTTCTTCTAGGTCATCTGGTAAATCAATATCTCTTAAAAGTTTTTCAACTTCATCACCTTGGTTGTAATGTTGTCTATCTAACATTCCACCTTTTTTAAATCTTGTTCTTTTTTTAGATAGTAGTCTAGAAGGTAAACCCTGTCTAGCTGATTCAGGAGTATTTACATCATAAGGATTAATACCATCATCTTCTTTATCATCTTTAGCAATGTATGGAGGTTGACCCATAAGTCCACCTGTAGCCATTTTTATAATAACAGTTTTCTTTTGTTTCTTCTTATGCATATTTTTATCCTTAATGGTTATTATACCAACTTAAAAGTATTTAGTCAACACTATCTTTTAAAATTTCTTTTACCTGATTAGGCAGGTTCTTCATTCGTTCCAGAAAAACCCATCTCCCCTGGCATTGGTGGATTGTTTGTTGGGTCAATCCCCTCGCCATTTCCTGGGTTGTTTGTTGCTGCACCTTGTCCAGGTACTCCTCCAGGTGTTTCCATTCCTGGCTGTTGACCAGGTGCAAGAGATTCTTCGCCAATTCCTTGTTGAGCATTGTTTTGATATCCTATAATTTTAGCATAGATTTCTGCTTCACTCTTAGAGTTAATAATTTCATCAGGGTCTAAATCTAAAGAGTATGCTAACTCTTTAATAACTTCTGATATCTTAACGAATGGAGCAATCGATGGATTTTGAATAGTTTGTAAGAACATAGTAAGTCTTTGAGACCTAACTTCTTTTCTCATTAAAGAAGAACTACCTGTTGCTCTAATTTCAAAATCACCAAGTATTGGTAAGTCACCTTCATAGAATTGCATATTCCATTGGAACATAGATTTTCCTAAAGGTTTAATTAAACTGTCATCAATATTTTTAATAACTGTTTTAATATTTAAAGATGCTGCACCCATAAGCATTGACATACCTGATGCTGTTCTAGTCATACCTGTTACTCCTGTTTGACCATGTGAGTAAGAAGGTATACCTGTTGATTCATCTGCAAGTTGTCTAAACTTATCAAACATCTGCATATTTTCATTTGCAGTATTAGGAAACTTAATTCCATAAATTGCTTGACCTGGAACTCCAGCTTGTCTTTTAAAAATTTTACCTGGATAAACTTCCATATTTTGATTCTGAACCAAAGCTGATTCATCTATATCAAATACTAAGTTACCTGCTAATGCTAAGTTATCAATT